TGGCGCAAGCTGGTCATGCACGCACTGGTCAATCAGGGAAGACACGCTGCGCCGTTGATCGGCAGCCGCCTTGTCCAGCAGCTCCCGCGTGGCCGGGCGCATGCGCATCAGGAAAGGTTTGAGTTTGGGTGTGTTCATCAGGCAAGTGTATATCTTCCCGATATTGCACAAAACACCTAAGTGACTGATTTATCGCTGTATTAGGGTAAGTCCCTAGTTTTTGGAGGCTTTTGGGGGTTGTACAGCGATATACAAACCGTGCCATAATCTCGACATGTTCAACGCGCAGATGAAGCGCAAGGAGTTCAACATGACAACCAAGACCACCACATTACGCAGCAAGTCTACCGGCTTCACTATCAAAGTCGAGTACTTTCGCAAAAACCACTATCTGGTTTGGATCGATGGCCGCATCGCTGCCGAGTTCGACCAGTTTGGTCTGGCCCACGCATGGGCGCAAAGAACCCTTGTGGCTGGCAAAGAAGCCTACTTGGAACGTCTGGCCTTTGCCGCTTAAGGGGATGACCATGACACACCACACCGGCAAATTCGTCGCCTACTACCGCGTTTCAACCGACCGCCAAGGCCAATCCGGCCTCGGCCTCGATGCCCAGCGTGCTGCTGTGGCCAAACACATTGGCACCGCCGAGCTGGTGGCCGAGTACACCGAGGTCGAGTCTGGCCGCAAGAACGACCGCGAGCAGCTGGCCGCAGCTCTGGCCACCGCCAAGCGCACCAAGTCCATGCTGGTCATCGCCAAGCTCGACCGCCTTGCCCGTAACGTGCACTTCATCTCTGGCCTGCTTGAGTCCGGCGTACCCTTTGTTTGCGCCGACATGCCCGAGGCAGATCGCACCTTCCTCCAGATGATGGCCGTCTTCGCTGAGTGGGAAGCACGCAAGATCAGCGACCGCACCAAAGCAGCGCTGGCGCAGGTCAAAGCACAAGGCCGCACCCTTGGCTGCCCCACACCCCAGATCGGCTCAGCCATCGGCGTGGCCAAGATCCAAGCCAAGGCCGACAGGTATGCCGACCGCGTTGGCCCCGTCGTGCAAGACATCATCCGCAGGTCTGGCGCAGCCACCATGCGCGACATTGCTGCAGCCTTGGAGGCTCGCGGCGTGGCCACACCCCGTGGCAACACAAACTGGGGCCCAACACAGGCTTCCAACCTTCTCAAGCGACTCAACCTCAAGGAGCCAATCAATGCCTAAAGCAACCATCGACACCGGCAAGGTGGTCATCAGCTCACACTATGAGCCACCCCTGCCCAGAGAATCCGACACTGACATGCTGCGCTTGCAGCGTGCCTTGCTGCCAGCGCCTTGCCCGGAAGACACTGACAACCACTTGGCAGCTGACCTTGCGTTGTATGTTGTGTCAGCAATTGCGCTGGTCGTGATCATCTTCACATGAAGGTTGGCCAGATCATCCGGGATGCGCAGCTCGACCTGTTTGAGCAGCGCGATGCCGACTTCTTGGCCCGGTGCCGGGCGGTCGCAGCCGATGTCTGTCGCCAGCATGGCAGCGTCAGCATCAACGATGTGCGTGAGCGGATCCAGATCCCCGCGCACCTCCACCCATCTGTTTTGGGCGCGGTCTTCCGCACCAAGCAGTTCGTCAAGGTTGGCCTTGTTGAGGCCAATCACCCCCAAGCGCATGCCAGAGTGGTGCGCGTTTATCAACTTCAGGAGTAAAAAATGGCCGGCAAACTGACCGACGACAAAGCAATGAGCGCATCACGCTTACCCGGACTCATGGGCTTCAGCAAATACAGCACGCCCAACGATGAGCTGCAGTTCAGCATCAACGCCATCGATGGCAAAGAGCGCCCCGACATTGGCAACGAAGCCATGGGCTGGGGCAACACCTTGGAGCCGGTCATCCTGGTTGAAGCGGCCAAGCGCTTGGGGCTTACCGAGTACGACACACAGATCGGCCACGCCTACACCCACAACGCTGTGGCCCTGTCGTGCTCGCTGGATGGCATTGGCTTTGGCCTTGGCCAAGAGATCTTCACCGACCCCGACAAGGGTATCTATGTGGTTGGCCAAGACTCAATCATTCTCAATGGGCCCGGCGTGCTCGAGGCCAAGCTGACCAAGACCATGCCCGAAGATGTGCCCCACCTTGCGCGTGGCCCAATCCAGCTGCAAGGCCAGATGCTGATCACTGGCCACAAGTGGGGCGCGGTGTGCGTGCTGTACCAAGGCATCGAGCTGCGGGTCTTCCTGTTTGCACCGCACCATGAGACCCAAAAGGAAATCATCAAAGCTGTACTGGCCTTCGAGCACAAGTTGCAAACCTACCGCGAGTCTGGCGCTATTGATTGGTATCCACCTGAGACCAGCAAGGAGCTGGACAGGATCTACCCGACCGCTGCCAACAAAGAGGAAATCGAGCTGGACATGACTGTGGCCGACTACGCGCAGGCCATTGTCAACAACAAGGCAGCCATCCGGGCTGCTGAAGCTGGCATCGATGAGGCAGAGAAAAAAATCAAGGAGGCACTTGGCCAAGCCGAGCGTGGCCGGGCTGGCCAGTATGTGATCTCTTGGCCAATGCGCAACTACAAAGCGCAGCCAGAGCGATTGGTCGCAGCCAAGGAGGCCTACAGCATTCGCCAGTCCACGTTGACCATCAAGGAGCTGCAGCCATGAACCTGCCTGACAGGCCAGCCATCAGGCACGCATATGAGCAGGCTGTCGTGGCCTTGCTCGATGCCAGCTACTGCACCGAGACCGAGGCAGAGGCATTCATTGATGCCATGACCGATCTCATTTTCACCACCATGCAAACGTACATTCAAGAGGAAACAAATGTCAGCTCTCACAGTAACTAACCAGCGAGGCTTTGCGCCAGCAACCCTCACCGAGGCCATCACTTTCAGCGAAATGTTGTCCAGCAGCAACATGGTGCCAAAGGCTTACCAAGGCAAGCCGCAAGACATTCTGGTCTGCGTGCAATGGGGCATGGAAATGGGTCTGGCACCCATGCAGGCGCTGCAGAACATCGCGGTGATCAACGGCAAGCCATCAGTCTACGGCGATGCGATGATGGCGCTGGTGCAGGCCAGCGCGGTCTGCGAAGACGTTGAAGAATACTTTGAGAACGAAGGCACGCCCAACCCGGTGGCCGTGTGTGTGGCCAAGCGCCGTGGCCGCAAACCAGTGATCGCCAAGTTCTCTATGGAGGACGCAAAGCGAGCTGGGTTGTGGGGCAAGCAGGGGCCATGGTCTGCCTACCCCAAGCGCATGATGCAAATGAGAGCTCGCGGGTTTGCGCTGCGCGATGCCTTCCCCGATGTACTCAAGGGCTTGATCAGTGCCGAAGAGGCAGCCGATTACCCTGATGAAGCCAAGCCTCGGGCAGTGGCCAAGCCAGCTAACCCTTTGGATCTGGTGGCCAAGTCAGAGCCAGTGGCCATACCCGAAGTCACCAGCGATCCAGTCATCATTGAGGCAGCATTGGCCGACACGGTTGAGCCAGAGCCAGCAAGTAAATTCATGCCAGAGGTTTGGACAGAGATTACTGAACCCGCCAAAGAAGAAGCTAAAAATATGCAGCTCACTGCTTATTACCTTATGGTGCCCGGCAAAGAGGAGCCCTTCTCAACGCACATCAGTTTGGATGAGTGGGCTAACGCATACGAAGATTTGGCCGACAAGACAGCCAGAGCTGGCAAGCGGCCAGCGCGTGAGCGCATGACCGCGCTCAAGGAGTTGCGTGTGGCCAACGAAGAAACCATCGCACGCATTGACATGGTCAAGCGGATTCGGCACACGGCCAGCTACACCCAGCGCATCAAAGCACTGGGCGCATCGCAGGGTTAAGCTACCAAGCCCGGCAGGTAAGTTGTCTTGCCTGCCACCTTGGTGGCGGTGAGCTCTTGCTTCTTGAGGTTGGCTGGATCGTAGGACACATGCACCCAGCCGCTGTCTGGAATGCCGGGTGTGTAGAACTCAAGGATCAACTGGGTGTACTCTAAGTTGTCCATGATCCACTGAGCCAGATCAGCATTGGCCACGCCGGGTATCTCAATGTCAGCAGCCATGCCTTTGCAATGGTCTGATGTTTTGCTGCCACCAACGGCGGCGTTGGACTCAGGGCTGCGGTATCCAGAATTGACCTTCACGCCCTTGCCGTAGTGGTCGCGCACCGGCTGCAGCACCTTCTCGCACAGCAGTCGCAAGTTCTCTGTAGTTTCCGCATCGGGCGTATTGTCAAAGCCCATGCGTAGGGCTGTCTCTGACTTGGTAAGTTCGTGCAGGCTGAAGTTGGCTGACAGATTCATTTCATGTTCCTCAAGGTTTCGTAGGTTTCGATGCAGGTGTTGAGTTTGCGGATGGCGGCATCTCCTTCTGCGGTGATGGCGATAAGAGCATCAGCAGTCTGTCGGTCAAGTTCGGCTGATGCTGCTCCGCTGTCACTTCCGCTGGCAGGGGTGGCATCTCCGGTGGCTTGTACGGTTGGGCAGGTGGGCGCTTTGACAGGAATCCGCAGGCTGAGAGTGCCAGTGGCAAGATCAGCACGCAACTTGTTTTCTTTAGCTTTTGCAGCATTGTTCGCCTTTCGTAATGTCTCACCATAAGTCTGCGCCACTTTTGACATGGCCTGCTCAATTTCCCTTGCTTTGGCGTTGAGCGCCGCAATCTCGATTTGTTGGCGCTGATACTCAGCATCCTTGCCCTTGTAGTAGCCACCGCCAAAGGCAGAGAGCACCGAAAAGACGATGCCAAGTATCACCCAAGGGTTAAGCAAACTCATGGCGCTGGTGGTTCATCGTTGTCAATGGCTTCAGCCTTGGCTGTAGCAACAGCAATAGCAGACACAGCCTTGCGGCCAGCCACACCACCAAGCACGCCTGTGCAAAGCAGCATGATGTCATTCAGCATCTTGGTATAGACCTTGTCGATTGGAGCCATGCCAACCATGGGCTGGGTGACAAACGTCACAGAGTAGATGAAGCTGAAGCATGAGCCAATCAGGATCAATGCAATCACCACGATGACAAAAGCCCACACGCGAGCCTCGATTTCTTCCGGGGTCAGCCGGTTGTTTGGTTTGTATCCAACAGTCGCCATCACTTGGTCTCCTTCTCTGGTTTGGTTAACTGGTCAGGGCATGTTGCCGTTGCGGTGCAGATTGGTGGCTTGCATTCAGCCAGCTCAAAGTTTGCAGGATCTTGACACTTGTATCTGAAGCGGTCTTCGCATCCAACCAGCAACACACACAGCAATCCAGATACCAGCATCACGCCGATCAAAGCCCAATCATGTTTTTCCATTTTCATTTTTACGCTTCTCCTGTTCAACTTGCCGTCTTAACTTTTCAATTTTTTCCACCTGTTGCTTGACCTCATTCTTGGCCTGCAAGATGTCAAGGTAAAGCATTGCTCCCATTGGCAACAAGAAGACAATCAGCACGCAAGCAGCAACCCATCCCATCAACTCTTCCCCCAACGACTGACGAGGTGGAACCACAACCACAGGTAAAGGAGGAATGTAGTAGTCCCCACCAGACACGCCAGTTTTATTTGGAAGTTTCTTTCTTCCTCCTGTCGTTGCCATACCTCTTGCCTCTTCTTTGCCTCTTGCTTCAGCCTTGCCTGCTCTTGCTCCTCTTGAATTACTTCACGCATCTTGTGCACTTCACTAAAAAGTGCACCCATCTCAGGCGGCGACTGGTAGACCATCGTTTCTCTGATCGTCACCTCAAGTGCAGCCATCTCCTGTTGGGCCATCACTCGTTTGAGTGCCGCCTCCATGTGGTTCTGGTCTGGGTCATAGACTGTCTTGCTTTTCTCTTCCTCTTCCCTGATGTGTGCGG